TAATCTCTGTGGAGTTTCTGTTTTCCTGTTTCCCAAGCCATCTTTTTTAATTTCTTTGTCCCAAAAATATTGAAGGTCTACTTTCCAGAGCTTCTTTCCTAAAACAAGGATTTTGGGTATAAGTTCCTCGCTTTTCTCCCTAGAGCCACTAAACACAAATTGACAGCAATCAGTATACTCAGATTGTATAGAACGCATTTGATGATAAACATAATCTAGTTTAAATTTCTTGAAGCCTTTTTTATTAGTGGCCAACATATCATCAAAAGCTGTTTCTGTAACTATATAAAGAAAACAACCAATAGATCTACATCTTTCTAACTCTTTGATAAAACGCGAATAACCGTTTGTGATAGTAGAGCAAAAATCCTGGTAAGACTTCCTATCCACAAATGTATAGTCATATAGATCACCGCCCACGGCATAGTCACCCACATCCAATTTCAATGAGTCAGAATTATTAAAAGATAATGGCTGTTGTTCCCTAGTGTCAATTAGTATAGGTGTATCACTATAATCTTTTTGAAAATCTTTTGGTAAAGACGCTGATAGCATGGGTAGCATATCGATATGCTGACAGGTTTCACGATAACTGCCGAACATCTGTTTGCAAATGTCAATATCGGGTAGACCACCCGTTAGTAGGTAAGTGGACGGTGGACCTGCTTGAATGCCCTTGGCTCCTAGCTTTTCTTTTAAAGACTTTTTTATAAATTCTCTAACCTCTTGTCGCGGAGCCTGATCGCACCACTTTTTCATATTAGATATATTGATGAAGTCAGTAGCGAAATACTGATCGTAATTTTTAAATGGTATAAGCTCTTGAGTCAGCTTGTCTCGCCTATCGTAGTTGTTGACATAGTATTCCCCCAAGAACATATCGTGAGCTTTTATATGAGTATGTAAACTCCTTCTGCTCTTGAACTCCCTATCGCACTCCTGACATTTAAATTGCATCTTCTTGACTTATTCCTAGAACTCTAGCTTTCCACTCCGCCATTCCTTCAAGCCTTTCAGCTTCTTCTTTGATTGATTCTTTTTGCATCTCAGCTATTCGGACCATTGTCTCTCTCTCTTCCTGTTCTTGGAATAATTGGACGATAGATAGAAAAGATGCGTTCTCCTTCTGCATTTTCTTCATGCGCTCTCCCCTGTCGCCCTGAAGCTTCTTTGTGAGGTTCTCAATGCGGGTTTCGCACTGATGATACTCGCTACTCTTAGTTTTTATAATCTCTGCTAAACGGATAGACATTTCCTGTTGCTCATCAGCGTCATCGAACATACTGTTCAATTTATTTAGGTGAGCGCTTATGACTTCTAAGTTTATAACTTCTTTGCAGACATTTAGATAAAGATTCAATTCATCAGCTGTTAGATCTGGTTTATCCCATGTCAATCTAACAAATTCATGTTCAAACAAAACTCTATCTTCTTCGTTTAAAAAATTATTAATAATCTTTAAAAATCTAGAGTTAGAAAGGTTTACTTTAAGCTTCTCTATACAAATTTGCTTTTGTCTGTTGAGTTTTTGCTCGTTTAATGCTAGTCCTGTAGCATCATTTACTTTTTTTATGATTCGTGATGGAGATTTTGGAGAAATGTAAGAATTTAACGCTCCCGAATCTTGAGATGGTAAAATATCTGGGTTTACCTCTCTAATTTTCTCTAAGACCACACGTTGTTCAGAACTTAGAGGTTTTACATTTCTAGACGGGAAAACTATCTTAGCTATCTCCAATGAAGATAATCCCTCTTCCGCTTGCTGCAGAATGAATTCTCCTTGCTCTTTTGTTAAATTTATAACTTCAGCAGGTATTCTGCTTGTTGTTTTGAATTTTATAGAGTTTTCCACTAGGAACTTACGGACAGCGCGACCTTCTTTAGATCTGCCGTCTAAAGACTCATCGCCAAAGCATTTCTTTGTCAAATCAATAAGATCTGGCATATCTTGAGAATTAACTCTTAAAAACTCTTTTTGATCTTTATTCAGCTCCATCACCTATAATATCTTGCTCCTTTAGTATCTCTATAGCTACTTGTAGGAATTTCTTCTTAAGATTCTTCACTTGCCTGTAACCAAGCTTTCTTTTTTGCGGGGAGATCTTATATCCCATGAATTTAGCTACATCTTCTTCACTACTACTTTCAAAGTACAACATCCTGTAAGCTATGTAATGATTATGTTTTAGACGGGATTTCATCTCGAAATTAAGCTTTTCAAGTGATGAAGAGAAGTCGAAGTCTAAATATTCTTTATTTGTTACTTCTTTTATAAAATCCTCAGTAGAAAGCGGGATTTTTAATTCTAACCCTGCCCTCTTAGACTTTTCCCATTTCTGACAGATCGGACAAGTCGATGAGTCATGATCTGGCTCTTGATAATTCGGGCAAGGATTTACATAATTGCCGTAGTGATTTCTCACTAGGTTTCTTATCTGATTAGATATAATCCTACCTATCCACGGTTCAAGAGGTCGCTCTTGATCCCACATGTCCCACTTCTTAGCGATGTGAACTTTTATGATTTGTTCTACATCTTCAAAGTCAAACCACCTAACAGCATTCAGTCGCCATTTATACTGCTGTTTCTTTATCGCTAAATCGATTACTTCGGAGAAGTCTTCATATGTATAATTACTTCCCTTTTTTCTTTTCATCAATAAAGTCATTAACAGATTTAGGTTCGCGCCTCCTACTCGTTGTGTTAGGAGTTGGCTCACCTATTAATGACCCTAGTGTTCTACTAGAAATATTAGAGACTTCAAAATCTACTTGGAAATCGGTAATCTCAGGGACAAATTCAGCATCTGTCTCGTCAGACGAGATAACTGAAGATTTTATTGTCTCTGTAACAGAAGTATTCGTTGAAACAGTAGAAGCTTTAGAATTCAGAGGCTGGCCGCACTTCGTACAGAAGTTGGGCTTTGCGTTAGCGTAAGAAATTTTAGTTCCGCAACTTTGACAAAATATGTGAGCCATACTATATATTTTACTGTTTATGAATTAATTTTCAAAAAAAACAAGTTTTGATGCATCCTTTTGTTTATAAGCTGTTCGCCGCTTTCGCGTTGACGCATTTTCCTGTTTATATATTATTATTACACTTTCTTCCAATTTTCTAACTTAGAAATGATGAATTTTAAAATTTTGCTTCTAACAATATCTTTATTGGTAAATTCAAAGGTATCAATACCATTAGCTTTAGAATCTTCGTCTGAAAATATATCAACCATGTTTTTAAACCCAGTCTTACCATCGATATCGCTTTGCATAAAGTCTCCACATATAATTAACTTAGTATTTTCACCAATACGAGTAATCAAAGTAGTTAACTCTTTAAATGTAAAGTTTTGCGCTTCATCAGCAACAATAAACTTATTTTCCCAGTTTGCACCCCTCAAAAAGTTTATAGGTATAGCATTCACACGTTCTTTTTGTTTCAGGTAGGCTGTATCGCCCTCATGTATGATTTCTTCAAGTTTATCGTATAGAGGTAACGTAAAAGGGTTGAATTTCTCAGACATATCTCCAGGAAGACTGCCTAGACCTTTATCAGCGCTTTCTACAATACTTCTAATGTATAATAGATCCTTATCGCTATCTTCAGACATTAATCTAAGACAACCATATAAAGACATATAAGTTTTACTAGAGCCAGCTGGTCCAGATACAAACATAATTTTAACCTCTGGATCTAGTAAGGTTTCTAGAAATTTCCGTTGATTTGCGGTAAATTTGAATTTCCTCTCTTTAAACTTTATTGAAAAAAAGTTGTGAGGTTCCAACTGAATATTAGACAGTTTCTTAACTCCCATATGTAATATACATTACACTGAATTTACAGTTTTACCTGTTTAATTGTAGCAGTTGTTTGAATTGCCGCTCCTCCTTGGGCGGAATACGATTCCGTCAGAACTCTCGCGCCAGCGGGGAACTTAATCAACTCGTCTACTTGAGTACCCAAACCAACACTACTAGCGCCATCCTTAAAATTTAATCCGACTTGCAAATTACTAGTCAACTTTTCCCCACTAAATCCTATTAGAGTGTTTAAACCTGTAGATGATACGGATATCTCCTCTTCCACTCCATCCAGTAACATAGAAGACGCATTTACAGAACCTAAACCGTAAATTG